CCGCACCTGAATAACATTGAGCTCGGGCGGCATGGGCGTTCGCGCTCGAATGTGTGGCATTACGTCGGAATGACCTCCTTCCATGCCGGCCGCATGCAGCAGCTTCGCTCGCATCCCTCTGCCAAGCCGGTCGCCCTGGTCGCCGACGCCATCAAAGACTGCACGCGGCGGGGCGATGTTTTGCTCGACACCTTCTGCGGATCGGGCACCACGATCATGGCGGCCGAGCGGGTCGGGCGCCATGCCCGTGCGCTGGAAATCGAGCCTCGGTTTGTCGACGTCGCCATCCGCCGCTGGCAGGCCTTTACCCGGCGGGATGCACGCCACGCCGAGAGCGGGTTGACCTTCGATGAGGTTGCGGCCGAGGGCTTTGCTTCTGACGGAGCAAAACCATGAAGCGCTATCGCCCTCGCCAACTCAACAGGCGGCCGAGCTTGAAGACTGATCCAACCGACCAGGAATACCGTGTCGGCCCTGGTCGCCCGCCAAAGGAGTATCAATTTAAGCCGGGCCAAAGCGGCAATCCGAAAGGCGCGCGCTCAAAACCCAGGTCAATGGCACCCGACCTCAAGGCCCTGTTTGAACGTGCGCTCAGCAGAAAGGTGACGCTGAGGCAGGGAGAACGGGAGAGGATCATCAGCAAGGCCGCCGCCGGCATCGAGCAGCTGGTCAATCAGTTTGCAAAAGGTGACCGCCACGCGCGACGCGACCTCCTCGCTCTGGCTGAAAGACTCGGGGTCAACTTGGTGGCCGGCGAGGGTGACGCGCTGGAACAAAGTGTTGCGACGGCGCTCTCCGCCAAAGACGAAGCTTTGCTGGACGATTACGTGCGCCGGCGCGCCGTCGAACTCGCCCGGGCGGGCGAGATCGATGCGCCTAGCGATCCCCGGTTAAACCGCCTGAGAAATCACTCGGGCTCCGCGAGAACTCCTATCAGGAGAACCGACCGATGAAACCGTTAGCTCGAAATTCCCGCACCTTGTCCCCCTCCCAGCAACGCACGCTGTCCCCCCCAATGGCCCATGTATATACCGCCTGCCGGAAGGACCTTGTGAGTTTCGTTCGCAAGATGTTTCATGTGCTCAATCCCAGCGCCATTTTTCAGATGAACTGGCATATACGCGCAATCGCGTATGTGCTCGAACAGGTCCGGCTCGGAGAGATCAAGCGCCTGATCATCACCGTGCCGCCGCGCTCCCTCAAGTCGATCATGTGCTCGGTGGCAGTCCCGGCTTTTGTCCTGGGGCACGATCCAACCAAGCGCTTGATCGTGGCCAGCTACAGCGCCGATCTCGCGATAAAGCATGGCAATGACTTCCGCACCGTTGTTAATTCCGCGGAGTATCACGCCATTTTCCCCGGGACGCGTATTTCGGCGATGAAGAATACCCAGACCGAGGTCGTCACGACCTTGAATGGATTTCGGCTTGCCATCTCGGTTGACGGCACCCTGACCGGCCGGGGCGGGGACATCATCATCATCGATGATCCCATCGCGGCGCTGGCGGCACTGTCCCAAAAGTCGCGCGAGCACGTCGTGGATTGGTACTTCAACACCTTGCTGTCACGGCTCGATGACAAACAGAGCGGCGCCATCGTGCTGGTGATGCAGCGGCTGCACGAGGATGACCTGGCCGGTGTCCTGCTGCGCGGTTCCGATGAGTGGACCGTGCTGAACCTGCCGGCGATCGCGCAACAGGACGAAAAGATTCGATTCGGAAATGGACAAGTTCGTGTCCGGCGCGCCGGCAACGTGCTCCACCCGGAGCGCGAACCCAGGGAGGTTCTGGAGTCGCTGCGCGCGCAGCTCGGTCCGGAAATCTTCTCGGCCCAGTATCAGCAGCAGCCCGTGGCCCCCGGCGGCGCCATGATCAAGCGCGTCTGGGTCCACCACTTTGATCAGCTGCCGCAGTCCGGCCAAATCATTCAGTCGTGGGATGTGGCGAACAAGCAAGGCGAGGAGAATGATTATTCGGTATGCACCACGTGGCGGGTGCACGAAAAGAAATACTACCTCACTCATGTGCTACGCGGCCGGTTTGACTTCCCGACCTTGAGGACGAAGGTATCTGAGCACGCGAAGCTGCGGAAGGCCTCCAAAATCCTGATTGAAGATGCCGGATTTGGGACAGCGCTGATCCAGGAACTCAAGACGACACTCTCGGTAGTTGGCGTCAAGCCCGAGTATGACAAGAAAATCCGAATGGCCATACAATCCGCAAAGTTCGAGAACGGTCAGGTGTTCTTCCCGAAGGAGGCTCCATGGCTTCGAGATCTCGAAGATGAGCTGTTCGCGTTTCCAAACAGCCGGCACGACGATCAAGTCGACAGCATAAGCCAGGCCTTGGGCCACAAGATTCATTCAGGCTGGACGAAGGAAAGCCTCGACAACTACAATAACTTTGTGAACGCCCTCTGGCAGGAAGCAATTTTCGCGCGGCTCTCCGGCCGTCCATGGTAAGGAAGAGCAGGAGGCTGCAGCGGCAAGGGAGGAGCCTACCAGGCTCGGTTACGGAACGCCGGATCTGCGCAGCCTTTGTTGGTCACGGTATGGGCCGCTCGTGGGAAGACGCAAGTTGGATGGGGTGCGAGGAAGCGAGCCGCGCAATCGACGCTGAAGCGGGCAGCCGTGCAGCCAAAGATAGATCTGCATCGCGAGCCAGGCGTCCTCGATCGCGTCGTGCAGATCGCCAGCCCGAGCGAGCTTGATGTGATTGCAGACCGCGTTCAGAGAGGCGCTGCCGCCGAGGTCGAGCGCGCGGTATCCCTTCATGGTGCAATAGACAGGCCTGGTCAGCACGGGCAGGCCTGACAACCGCAGCTCGCGATTGATGAACCTGACGTCGAATGCGGCGTTATGGGCAACGAGAAGCTCATAGAATGTCAGGAAGCGCCTTACGTCGGCAGCATGCACTGCGAACGGATCCTGCAGGCGCAGAGCCGAATCCGAGAAGCCATGAATCTGTTCGGCGCCACGGCGGTTTCCCGTACCAGGATCGAACACCAGGTAGAGATATGCCAAATCCGGCCGGCCGTTGGCCAGATCGCGGCTAATCATTCCGATCCCGCCAAAGCTCACGATGCGGTCGTGCTTGCCAACTCCGGTGGTCTCGACATCGCAAAAGGCTATGGACGCAGGCAGGTGATCCAGCCACATGTGCCCTCCTCTCCGGCATTGGGGGCGGCGCGAAACCGCCACCACCGAAACCCCGCGGAGGCCTGGCGGCGCTGGCGGGGGAGAAGAGGGAGCCAATCAGGGTCAGGCGTCCGTCAGCACATGTACCCTCCCCGTTAGAGCAGAACGGGAGTTCAAGCCCGGCGCTGCTGCCGGCTCACACGTCAATCGCAATTCAGCCCAAGGCGCCGCTGCTGCTCGACCCAGGACCAGGGCAGCCCGCGAGCAAGCGCCGTGATGGTGAGGCCCGCCGGCGCCGTCCCGTCGAGCAGGGCCGACACGATCCTGGGCGACACGAAGGCGAGCGGCAGCAGCAGCCGGATGTGCCGTTCGCCCTTGCCTTCGCGCCTGGCAAGCACGGCGAAGCTGCCAACCCGGCCATGGGCCAACTCGTCGACCCAGTTGCGAGCCTTTCCAATCGCCATCAGCAGGACGTCGCGACGCGACGGCGTCATCGGCGTGTTGTGCGCGGGCACATGAATGATGCCTTTGACAGCAGCCGGCAAAGGGCTAGTCCAGGGGACGGTTATCGTGGTGACGTTCGCGATCCGAGACGATGATGAGCCGTTGTTGGCGGCATTGTCGGCGTGGACAGGCTCGACGTTCTGCCGCAGCCGAAGCTCGAGATGATTTGAAGTCAAGGTCACGCGCTCGAGATGGCGCTCGAGGAGCTCGAGATCCTTGTCGGGCAGCTGCTGCTCCCCGGCCCCGTTGGCGTTGAGGTGGTTGCGCAGCGTCCTAACGACGAGCCCCTCAAGCTCGGCGGCGGGAACGCGGCCGACCAATCCGGCCGGCTGGGGCTTTCCCTGCAGGACGGCCTGGGAGACATAATAGCGGTAGCGCGCGCCGTCCCTGTTGGTATGGCTTGGGCTCATGCGGTTGCCGCAAATGTCGAACAGGCGCCCGCTCAGGATGGCGGGTGAGCCCCGCAGCCGGCTGCGCCGCGCAACCGCCTGGGCGGCGAGCTTGCCTTGCACCTCCTCGAACAGCGCGGAATCGAGAGCGGGCTCATGCTCACCGCGGTAAACCTCGCCCCGATAGACGACCTCGCCGATATAGAAGCGGTTCTTGAGCAGATGCGCGAGCGCACCCACGCCAGAGCGGCCCCCGCCGACGCTGCGGCCATTCGAAAGCCGCCGCGGCTTGCTGCGAATGCCATGCCGATCAAGCTCCACCGCCAGTGCGCGGATCGAGCCCAGCGCCAGATACCGCTCAAAGATCGTGCGAACCGCCTCGGCCTCAGCCGGGACGACCACGATCTTCTTGTCCACCGCCGCATAGCCGAGCGGGACCGGGCCCCCGACCCAAATTCCCCTGCGCTTGGAGGCGGCGATCTTGTCGCGCACCCGCTCCCCGATCAGCTCGCGCTCGAACTGGGCAAAGGACAGCAGCACATTGAGCGTGAGCCGCCCCATGCTGGAGCGGGTGTTGAATGACTGGGTGACGGATACGAACGAGACGCTGTGGGTCTCGAACAGCTCGATCAGCTTGGCAAAATCCGCCAGCGAGCGGGTCAGACGGTCGACCTTGTAGACCACCACGATGTCGATCCGGCGGCCCCGAACATCCGCCAACAGCCTCTGCAAGGCCGGCCGTTCCAGCGAGGCCCCTGAGAAGGCTCCGTCGTCATAGCGGTCGCCGACGAGCCGCCAGCCTTCGCCCGCTTGGCTCGTGATGTAGGCCTCACAGGCCTCGCGCTGGGCGTCCAGCGAGGTGAAGGCGAGGTCGAGGTTATGCTCCGTCGACTTGCGGGTGTAGACGGCACAGCGCGACAACTTGCCGAGGGATCCGTTCATCCCGGCACCTCACGCCCGTTTGCGGGGCGCCGGGGTCGCGGAGCTGCCCCTGCCGGCCGATGTCTGATCTTGCGCAATACTCCGGCGCAGCGCCTCCATGAGGCTGATCACCCGCCGCGGGGCCGCAAATGGTGGCTTGTCCTCCCGCACTGCACCGGCCTGTTTGGCCTTCAGGTGCACGAGCAGCGCCTCCTCGTAGCGGTCGCGGAACGCCTTGGGGTCGAAGTCGGCGACCTTGCTCTCCAGGATCTGCACGGCGAGCGCGAGCATGTCGGGGGCGAGCGCCAGCTCCGGCAGGTCGGCGAAATAGTCCTTGGCGTCGCGCACCTCATAGGGGTAGCGCAGCGTGGTGCCGAGCAGCCCCTTGCCATAGGGCTCAAGCGCGATCACCCGCTCGCGCTTCGCGAGGACAATGCGCCCGAGCGCCACCATGGCCGTGTGGCGCATGGCCTCGCGGATCACCGCAAACGCCTCCTGGGCCACCGGCTCGTTGGGGGCGACATAATACGGAGTGTCGAAGAAGCGCTGGTCGATCTGCTGGCGCGGCACGAAACTGTCGATCTCGATCACTGGGTGCTCTCTCTCGATCGCTTCGAGCTCCTCGTCCTCGACGATCAGGTACTGCCCCTTGGCGACCTCGTAGTCGGGGGCAAGCAGGGTGAGGCGGAGCACGTCGCCGACGTAAGAAGGATCGATGTTCTCCTTCGCGGCAATGTCCTTGATCGTGCTGCAGGTCCCCTCGTCGAGAAGCCTCTGCCACCGAAACGCACGGACAAGCGCCTTGAGCAATACGGTATCGACATTAGGTCGCCGCGGCGCCGGGGTCATGGCGGTGCCGTCGGGTGCAACGATCAGCTTGCGACCGCCGCGCCAACGGAAGGTCATGGGAATGTGGACGGTGAGCGTCTCGCT